CTATAGACCATTTACGAATCTTAAGTGTTCCTCCTGGTAGGGAGGTTAATCTACCTTGCACTTCAGTCTTAATAGTAGGCTCAGTAAACTCATAGAGAAATCTATACTCCTTACCAATAAATGCAGTGTTCTTAGATAGGTCTCCTGATACTTGGAGTGTACTCTCAGTAGGCTGAGTGACTCCCTGTACCTGATCCCCTTCTCTACCAGTCCACATAGGACCAAGAATTACTCTAAAGGTAGATCCAAAGTTATCAGGATAGGGTAGTGTCCAAGTAGTCGTGTCAGCAGTAGGGTTATAGTGACCTTTTAGTTCTACGAGTCTGTCTAACATTACCTTAAACGGGAGCTGTGTGGTACTCTCAGTGAGTCCTACCAACTTAGCATCCTGTAAGGACATCTTATCTAAATAGGTTCCATCAGGGCGTACTATGATCAGATACAAGAAATGATCTATTACTGTAGCCCCTATAACCTTCTCTTCTTCTTTCAGTTGCCACTTACTCCAGCTACTTAATTTCTTCTGTCCTTGTTGGAATAGGAACTTATAAATAAATATTTCATGTAGGTTCTCATCAGATAATACAAAGAGAAAGTCATCATGAGGTATAATTTCAAAGCCTTTACCCTTGATATAACTAGGTACATGAGACGTAATGTTTTCTGCTGTTTCTTCTTGTAGATCTTCTACTATACCAAACTCTCTTAGTACAGAGAAACCATCATTCTCATCAGAGAAGTAGATCTTCCTACCGTTAACTACTGGAACTACATTCTTATCATGATCATACTCAGTGATAAGTGAGAGCTTTGCATTAGTTGGAGTAAGTCCACCAGCAGCAAACTCAGTTAACTTAAATTGAGCAAAGTCACTAAATAGAAATAGGTCCTCATTGAATGGTATAGCACTTCTTAGTACACTAACCTTATTGGTAGGAGCTGCTAAGTCAATAGTAGCCGTAGCTAATAGGTCCGTAGCAGTAGTAATATAGAAATTAAAGAACTCTCCTAGTTCTGATAGTATCACATTTTCATTAGCTAGGAAGCCAAACCTATTCTTATGAAAGAACATATCATTGATAGTCTCTCCAACAAAGGACGGATCAGGAGAAGTCTCTTCATCCCCTGCTATCCTATCATCCCATGTAACCTGTGATAAGGAAAAATCTGGTCTACCAAAATCATCAGCAAAGGCATCATCCCAAGGATCAGGAGCCCCTCTGATAAGCTGTAATGGTAAGGTAGAGGGATCTAGGCTATTGGCAAGTCCAGGTTCTACGGTCTCTATCCATTCACCTACATCTTCATCAGATTGATTCTCATGTCTAATCCAGTAATCATCAGCAGAACTACCAGGATCACCTGTAACCTTGATGATAAATCCATCTTTAGTTCGTGCTGGAAGTTCTGTAAAGTTTTCTACAGTGTCCTTGATGGCTATCATGTTAGCCTCAGGAGCTTCTGCATGGAGCGTAAAGTCTGCACCATCTGACCTTGTTACATGGACATTACTACTACCAAACTTAGTAATAATAAAGCCAGAAGTAGCCATAGCAGCAGCTACATTGGTAACTAAAGTATCAGCATCTGCGTCAGCCGTTATACTACCTACTGAGGTTCCATCTAAGAAGACTTTAAATGTAGTTCCAGCTGAGGCCTGTTTAATAAATACTATGCCCTCAGGTTTCCTGACATCACTGACATCACTACTCTTAGCTACTGTAATGCTCTTATTTAATACAAAGGTATAGTCAGCTACTGTGAACATCTTTAAGTTGTCACGAGCATCGGCTGTAGTGATATAACTTAAGGCATCACCTGTACCTGCCCCTGCAAGACTTCTATCTAAATGTATGTCTCCAAAGTCTGTACCAAAGGAGTTATCCCAAGGGTCTGTGAATGTGTCTAAGCTAAACATCTCCATCTCAGAGCCTGTGAAGTCAGCTGTGAAAGCTGGGTCAAACTGATTGGAGGAGGTTACTAATACATACCTCTCATTTTCATCTCTATCAATGAAATGGATCTTTGCATCTGTATCAGTCTTATTGCTTAACTTAGCAACATGCTCAATGGGTGGTCTCTTCTTAAGACCTTCAGCCACCGTAGCCATCCCATTAATCTGCTCCTCACATTGAGATGCAAGCCTAACAGTAGGGGGTTGCTGAGATACACCATTAACTAAATTAGAAATCTGCTCCGAAATTAATGGCATCTGCTACCATAACTTTCGGTAGAGTTTTGTCGTATTTACCATATCTAAAGTACCCCAACCTACGTTAAATCCTGAGCGTTCCCCTTCATCATCTAAGAGGTCAGCATAAGCTTCTACTTCTTCCTGTCTATTAACGGTCTCTGCTGATACCTGCCCAATAATCTCTTGTTGGAATACCCTCGATGCTTTGGCTGTAATATAACGCCTAGCAGTCTGAGGCAGGTCTTCAAAATCCAACAACTTAATGATAATCGTATCATTAATACTCGATGTCCAAACAAACGTGTTATTAGTAAGATCATAAGCATACAATATACTATCTCCCTGTCCTCTGATAGTCATCAAAGTACTAGGGGAGTGAGCTGAGATAGTGTTACTAGCTAATGGTAAAAACCCAGAACTATCTAGGCTTAAAGTGACATCCCACTCAGTGTTAAAGTGCCATCCCTTTTGCTGTACTTCTCTATTAACTTGAGAGAGAGTCCTCTTGGCTTGAGTAACATCTACAGTAGTGACATTCGTAAGCGTGTTGACTGCTGACTCACCAATAGCTGCCAGTAAATCATTGACTGCTTCTAGTTCTGTTAGTGGTGTAATACTGAAATGTGACATTACGTTAAGATTGTGTGAGCTGTAAGTTGAGCCATCCTTGCCAATACATTACCTGTACCATCAACATTACCAACCCAGAGGTTTAAGTAATCATTGGTAGCCATTGAAGCAAAGCCAGAGATAGACATAGGTACTGAATTGGTTGTAACTCTTGGACAGAAACCACCAGTTTTAGCACCAGTTACTATTGTTCCACCTTTAGTCACAGCAAAGACTAACTCATGGTCAACTACAGAGGTAACAATCTCTAACATGATTGAAGCTGTAAAGAATACATTCTGGGTAGGAGTACCTGTGTACCTTAGTTGTCCATCTGTATTCATATCAAACTCATTAGCTGTTGGAGCTGTGCTAAGAGTAAACGTACCACCTGTCTCTACTGCTACCATGTTGGTAAGAGAGTTAGAAGTTACATTAGCTTGTCCTGCAATGGTTGTAGCTCCAGCTGTACTTATATAGATGCTACCTTGTTTAACCTGACAGGACTCCATGAAGTCCCTCATGTCTTGTGGAGTAATACTGCCAGCAGCCTGACTGTCCTGAAACAAATTACCAGCAATGTCACTGACAGTTCTACTTGTATCTGCCATTAGTTATTCTCCTTCCATTAAACTTAAATTAGCCATAAAAAAAAGGGAGCCTATACCAGCACTCCCAATCCTTTAACTTTCAGTAACGGTCGTACCTGCACCAGTACCTTGAATCATAATACTAAAACCACCTGTTACAGCTACACCCGTACTCATTGCTTTCGCAGCAAGACGGACAATAGATTTTGCAGGTATTACTATTGGAACATTACCAGGAAAACTAAACCATCCAGCAGGTTGTCCTCCTCTAGCTTCATTTACAGCTACTGCTGCATCACCTTCATCAACAAATACTTCAGCAACTGTATCGTAGGTTTCAGAACCAGCTACGCCTTGTAAACCATGACGAGCTGTCTGTAAAGCAAATCCAGCTTGTGCTACAGGAGCAGCAACAGGAAGAACTGAATACCAGAAACCATAAACGTATCCAGTATGACCAGCAGGAACTTTCCACCAACAATTATGAATACCATAATCACCAGCTTCAATGAGGCCATTGTTGTTACCAGCAGCATCATTAGAGAAAGTTAATGTTCCAGCAGCAGCTAAACCTGAGCCAGCAGCAGTAATATAAGCTTCGTTAATAAAGGTCCAAGTTGTATCACCCTGCTCAACAATAGTAGTACCATTAGTAGTCATGGAAGCTTCTTTAATATTAAAAGAAGTATCCAATCCTTTAACAGTTACAGTTTGAGCACCAGTTCCAGCAGGAGAACCATCATCATCAGTTGAACTACCAACAAATTCAATGCCATCACCAGCCGTTCCTAGTTGTG